AGTTTCTGTTACTATCTTATCTTCCATGCTTCTATACTCATCTTCTAAAGTATAACACAAAAACTTAACACCATCTGTTACATCAAACAAAAGACCACTTGTAGAATCTTCTTCACTACTAAATCTTACTACTTTTAATTTCATATTATCTTCCCTGACCTCTATACTTTTTTTTATAACCTGTTTGTCCCTTAGAAGCATTCTTGCTATGAACTCCCTTACGCTTCTTATTATTTTTTTCCCTAAAGACAAATCCTAATCCTTTCTTAGCCATTACGACAATGGAGCTGTTATCATTAAAACTTCAGCATCGCACTCCGCATTTGGCGCTGATGCTGCTATTTGAGTTATATTTGCAAGAGAATTGTAAGTTGTTCCCCCCTCATCTATACCTGTATCAGCATTCATTAAAAGAAAAGATTGCCCTGCTGAAAGTTTAAGAAACACAGAATCTGTACCATTATATAATCTTAGTCTCATGTAATTAGCGTCATCTAAATTAGTTATCCTAAAATACCCCCAATCAGCCGCTACCACCTGTCCTCTACCATCTTCAGTAGAAGTGTAGAAAATATCTGTAAAAGTAGTGTCAATACTCATTATTCTTTGTATAACCTCTCCTTGACTTTCATAAGATTTATCTATTGAATTACCATAAGAAACTCCATTAAGAACTATATTTTCTGTTATTGTTATTGTCGCCGTTGCTGGCGTTACTGTAGTTGCCATCTTATTTATTTTTTAATTTGTAAAACTTATATATTGTAAATGTAATCGCTAAAGATATTGAAATTAAAGTCAATATCTGATTACACTCTGTAAGCATTAGAGAGCTCGCCCCTCCATTCGCCATTACTACCTGAACACTATCTTTCATCTCTGCTTTCATTTTTTTAATTAATTATTATTCTATTGCTGGTTTTGTTTTTTATATATTATATTTTAATTCTATTGACATATTAAAATAAGTGTCGTTGCCACCACTAACAGATTTAATCATAGGTAGTAAAAAATCTCCCTTAGACAAAGTGCTTACCACAAAATTATTATCATCTATTACTCCCATTTTAGTATTAGCTCCATAAGTAGAGGCTGTAAACTCATCTAATATAACCATACTATTTTCGGTTGCTCCTACCTGAAATTCAGAAGAATCATTAGCAGTTACATTATCTCCCTTAACTAAAGCAAATGTAACAGTTTCAGTGTCAGTCCCTGTTACCCATCCATAAACATTTGATACAGTGCAGTCTGCAGGAGCAACAAAAATAGAGCTTCTTATCATATTGTTTACAGCTATAACGGTAGCGTTGTCAATAGTAGCCGCTCCATAATCAACTCCAAACTTTAAATCTCTCTGTGTTGTCATAGCATCAGGGTACCAATAGTTTGTAGTATTTGGAGCACAATATCCTCTTAATACAAGAGTATGTGTTTTAATATTACCAACAGCGTCCCACACTAAAGCTCCTGTAGAGTCCTTAGTTAATACAGTGCTGCTAGACGCTGTGCTAAAATCTAAAGGCACATGAAGATTAGCGTTACTTAAATTTTTATGTTCGTTAGACGCCATTATTTTTTATACTTATTATTAATATCTTTAAGTTTCTGAGCTAAATTCATAACATCATCACTAATAACTCCACTTTCTTCTTCTTTATCAATCATGTCTATAAGCTTACCAGCAGCTTCAAAAACATCATCATAACCAAATTGACCTGCTCTTTGTCTGATAGCTGTTAGCCCTTTTCTATAAACCTTATCGTTTTTACCATAAGGAAATTTATATCTATCTTTTGTTTCTTTACTAGCATCTTCATTTATAAGTAAAAACCACTTCTCATAATTTTCCCAATCATCTCCATCATCTCCCAATAACTCATTGCCATCTTCAGAACTAAAAGACCAATCACTATTCTCATCAACCTTATCTTCTTCAATAAGAGATTTAGCATGAGAAAAACCTTTACTATTTAATTTAGATTCATCATAATAACCATTATTATCTTCTTCACATTCTTCAAGAGAATTATACTTACACTCTCCCTCCTCTGTCCATCTCCATTTATTTATATTTTCACACTCTAAACAAGGCATAATTTTAATTTTTAATAGTAATAACCCTTATAATAATCACATCCACATCCATTGATACATCCGTATTCTCCACATCCACAGTTTCTAGAGTTTGCATAAATGCTATCATACATAATAATACCATGATTTTTCCATACACCCGAACTACAAGGCTTATTAGCTTCATAAGTAGGGAACATTCCATCTTGGTCAGAATCATTAAGATACTCTATAGCATCTTGTAAAAATATTTCTGCTTTTCTGTAAGTATCTTGTTTGTAAACATTTAATTCATCAGGAGTAACAATATGACTAAATTCATCCATATTACTTACAACACCCATACTACTACTATTCATCTGAATCTCTGTAATAATTTCAAATCTAGTAAACCAAGCTAAAGTGTCTAAAAGATAATCTGTTATAAAAGTTTGATTGTCAGCTGTTAAAGTTCCCCCATCATTTTCTTCTTTTAATTCTCCATAAAACTTAACTCCTAATTTATCTTTTACATGAGCTAACTCAGCAATAATTAAATTATTATCACTAATTAAATAAGGGTCAGTATTAGCATTAGTAAATGACTTACTGATTACCTGAGCAGCTGTTATAAGTGATATATATTGTCTTAAATTTGCCATATTAATTCTGTTCTATAGTTGTTTCTTTAACATCTCCATCTCTTTCTGTAACAATTATCTCTCTATCTGCAACAAACATATCTCCATCTTCTAACATCTCAAAATCTTCATCTAGTAAAGCTCTCTGTTCGTTAATAGTTAATACTTGTTTAATATCTACATCATTAGCATAAGATACAGGTGGCTCATAATGTATTGTTAAATTTTTAGGGTCAAAACCCATTTCATGATATAATAACTTATGAATACCTGTTAATATTAAATCAGATGTTTCTTTAATAACTGTAGTCATAACTAAATCATAAGATATTCTAATCTCACTTCCTGTATTATTCATCTTACCAGAACTTACAATACCACTTAAAGATGGTTGCCATCTGTGAGCGGTTATAATGTTTTGGTCTGTAATTTGTTGAAGCTCCATCCAACTACCATCTCTATCATCTTTTAATATCTGAACATTAGCATTTGCTGTATCTCCATTCTTAACGATAAACATAATCTTACCATTATTACCTTGTCCACAAAATTTCTTTTGAGCTTCAGTAACTAATTTTTTAGCTTCCTCCTCTCCCATATCCCCATTAATCTCCACGATAGCTGAAGGTTGGAATCCATTTTGGAATTGTGTATTATTCCATAATCCTATTTCATAATCTACAGATATGTGTTCTAGTCCAGCAACATAATCTGGTAGTCCATAAAATTGAAAAGTAGGCTCATAATCTTTGAATTGCATTACAAATCTACTGTGTGTTACTCTAGGGTATAGAGATATCTTTTCTATTTTATCTTTCTGAGCACGCCAATTTCTCCAATCAGGATGAACATAAACATCTTTTCTGTTTTTTGATAATCTAACTGTAGTAGCATCTAAATGATAAAGGTTTATACCTCCATCATACAAAACACCTTCTACATAAGCGTTTCCAAATGTATAATAGTCATCTGCTAATTTTTTGAATACATCTCTTAATGATTCTCCATTAGCATTTACATCTTTAATAAATTCTCTTGTAGTGTCATCTTTACAAACAAATTTAGCTCCAGCTGTAAAAACAACTTTTTGAGATAACACACTTCTGTGTGTAGATGATTTTCTTTTAAGCTCCGCTAAGTATTGAGGAAACAGATTATCAGCCCCAAAAGGAATAAATTTAGTAGTTACCCTTTTTAAGTCTAACGGCTCCACCACACTTGGGGGAACTGCTAAATCAAATACCCCAAACTCAAAAGTATTACTCTTTGTCTTTTTCTTCGTTACCTGACTCTTTTTCGGACTCGTTGGTTTCTTCTTTGTCTTTGCTGACTTTTTTAGCATCTGTTTTTCTAGTTTTGTTAGTTTTTTCTTCTTTCTCTACTAAATCTGTAAAACCTAATGTTTCGTACACAAAAGCTAATTCTTCTTGAGAAGCAGAACTTAATCTAACTAATCTACCACCTCCGCTAATTTGCTTATTTGATAATGATTTATATTTTGCCATAATAGTATATATTTTTAATTGCTGTAAATCTACAACATTATTTTCACAATCACACATATAAATAAAAAAGATATAAGGGGGTTTTTACGCCCCCTTTTATCATTATTATAAATATTAGCTGGTTGTAGCTGTCATATCATCTGTGTCTAAATCAACTGTAAGAGTACCTGTATATAATCTAGGTAACTCAAATTGTCTAGCTGTTAAAACAACTGTGATTCCATTTTCTTCACTATACGCAGCTCCTGTAACACCTTCCATTGAAGTAAGATTTAAGTAAGTCTGACTTCTAGAGATGTTAGCGTTAGCTGAACCTCCTACTGAATATTGCTCACTTGCTCCAATTACCCATCTAGCACCATTAGTATCTACTACAATACCCATTAGACATCCATCTAATATTTCTTGTAATTTAGCCATTTTTGAACTGTTTGTAGCGTTCCCCAGTCTTGGTAGATAGAAAGATAAAACACACTCAAAAGATGTTGAGCCATTTTCTTTTGCAGCTGTTACATTTAATGTAGGAATTTCATCCTTAAATTCAAACATATGCCAAGAAGCTGTTGAACCTCCTGTATCTATAATATTTGAAATTTCATGAGCCGCAGCCGCTGTGTTAACAAAAGTTACTTGGTCATCCGCAGCCCAATTTCTTAGGAATATCTGTGATATACCGCCCGTTCTTTGTAAATCCGCACATTCTAGTGCTAATCCTTTAGTTATTGCCATTTTATTTTATTTTTAATTGTTAATATTAATTTACCAATACTCCACAATGAGCTAAAGAATCGTATGCGTACTGAAATCCTAATTTGAAATAAGAACGGATATACATATTATCAGATACATCATCATAAAACATTTTGAACTGAGCTGAAGGGTCATTTACATCCGCCCCTATTAACAAATTATCTTTTGCTGCATAAACTACACCATTCTTATAATTTACTCCACCTGTATTCCAAAGTGCTGGGTCATCATCTGTCATAATTGTGTCCCACTCATACATAGGAACTATCTCAACTCCTCTAAAGTGTAATCTATTATAGTTAATACCTGTTTGTGCTTCAGAATGAGAATAATCAACTGCTCCTGCTTGACCTACTGTTGTTAAACTGCCATACCAAGCATTGTAAATATTAGGAGTTACGAAAAATCTTTTTTCTGATGCAGGAACTTGTTGTAATGCTGCAGGCGCTCCATCAAATACTTGTGCTAATAAAGAATCGCAATCAGTTCCAACTAAAGTCCCACCAACTGCTGTTTGTCCTGTTCCTGCTGAAACCGCAAGTGTCTCAAGCCCAACAGTACCTGCGTCCATTAATTTGAAAAGACCATCTGTCCAACTATAAGTTACAAATCCTAACGCAGTATCTCCTCCCCACATTACTCTTACAACATCTTGTGCTATTCCTTTTCTAACTCTATTAGCAATTACATCTGCTAATTGAGTGCCTGTTAAATCAGGCATATCAATACCATCTCTATAAGATTCTACTTGAAACTCATTAAAGAAAGTGTCCCAACATTGACTCATCTTTACTGAGCAATCCGCTACTGAAATTTGTTTGTCATCAATATTAAAACTTGTGGATAGTCCTGAGCCAGAATTATCTGCACTAGAACACCCACCATTAGCCATAACAATTTTGTTTAGGCTGTTAGCCAAAAATACATTCTGTCTAAATTTTACATTAGGATAAAGCGTATAGTGTCGCATTATCTCATCAGAATGAAATATCGGCTCTAAAATCATTTTTGTAGCGTAAACACCTTCGTATGTTACACTAATATTATTCGCTGCTGCTGCCATTTTTTTTTATTTTTTGATTATTATTAAATTATTTTTATAAACCTCTCACGACATGATGTTTCAATTTGTAAGCCAAAGCTTCAAATCCTAGTGTGTTTGAGTCTAATACCCTGTCCTCTATTACATGAGGGTCTGATTCTATTTTAATTTCAGTTCCCTTTGCATTAGATTTACTTGTTAATCTCTCTACTTCTTTGTTAAGTGAATCTACAGTATTTTGTAATTCTGTAATTTCTTCATCTTTAACAGTTGATAAAGTATTAACTTCTACTACCTTAGATTCTAATTCAGAAAGTTTATTAGAAATTTCCTCATTATCAGCTAAAATAACATTTACTTCTGGCACTTCTGCTGATTTAACATCGCCCTTAACTGCAGCAACAATTTCTTCAACTTTTTTACCAAACCATGATTTTAATTCTTCTGTCATTGTTTTACTTTTTTTATTATTATTTAATTGATTTACTATTTCCTTTTGAGTTTTGTTTTTGAATTTACTAATATCATATTTAGCTGCAACCATCACAGCGTCTGATACTCTATCAATAAATCCATATTCTAAAGCTTCTTCTGAATTGAACCAAGTTTCCTCATCCATCATATCCTCAATTTGAGATAATGGCAAACCTGTTTTCTTTGAATATATATTAGCTATTTCAGAACTTAACTTGTCTAGCAGGGTCGCTGTCTTTCTCATATCCTTTGCTTCTCCCATTGCCCCACCCCAAGCATTATGTATCATGTATAAAGAGTTCTCTGACATTATAATCTCATCAGCGGCTAAGGGAATAATGCTACCCATACTTGCAGCTATACCTTCTACATAAGCTATAACCTTTCCTTTATATTTCTTAAGAGTGTTGTAAATAGCCATTCCATCAAAAACCTCTCCACCAACACAATTAATATGAAGATAAATGTCTTTACCTTTTAATAATTTTATATCATCAACAAATTCTTTAGCTGATACACCATAACTTCCAACTTCATCATATAAGTAAACATCAACAAACTCATCAGTTTGCTTTGCATTAATTGAATACCAACTTTGTTTATTATTATTCATTTTACAAAAATAATTTTAATTAATATTTTATTTACGAAAAAAATGGAAAAAAGATTTACCCACGAACATTTCGTTTTAACACTGACTTGTTTCTCTCCTTATAAACTATGTTCTGAGCTGTTCTTTCAGTTATATCATATTTTATGGATAAGTCTATAAAACTATGAGTTCTATTACCCTCATTAGTAACAAGTAAATTATCAAAATCTTTAATTACCATATAATTCCTTAGCCTCTTTGGCTCTATCATTCCTCTCTCAATTAAATGAGCGAGCGTATCTTTTACTTGAGGCTCTTCCCCAAATCTTATTTTTAATTCACTATATAGTAAATCAATATATTCTGTTATTATATCTACCTTGTTTTCTCTTTGAGCCATATTATTCTTCCCAATATTTAGTAACATTTGTCCAAAATTTAGTTACAGCCTTCCTACATCCTACGCAACTAATAGATTGTTTAATGTTTGGAAAATGTCTATGCCATTCAGCAAATAAGAAAGGTAAACTTGTAGGATGGTATTTATGTTTAGACTCCATATATTCCTTATTACTAATAACACTATCCATTATTTCCCTTCTTTTTTCTCCCTTAATTTTTTCAGCTACTAATTCTACACTCATATTGTCAACAGTTTCAACTGTATTTAAGTTATTAATTACTCCTTCCATTTACCTAAAGGACACTCTCCATAAAACTCTTTACTTAAAGTAGTTTTTGCGTCTAAGAAACAACTACATTTACCACACCTTGCTCCCCATTCCCATTTAGGTTTTTTTAACATTAAAAAATTTCTGTAAAAACTACAGCTTTTACAAGTATCTAATCTATCCTGTTTAACTTTTTTATTAACAAACATATCTTAAAAACTTGCTTCAGCTTCAATAGTTTTTACAGTGTTCTGTGTAGATGTTATATCAGCTTCCACTACTACTACCCTAGAACTTCCTCCATTAGATGATTGATTCATAACATCAAATTGTGTTTGAGCAAATGATGGGTTATTAGTTACGCCTCCATCAGCAAATTTAACTCCCCCTCCAACACTATTCATAGCTGATAACTGACTTCTAAACATTGATGTACTTCTTTTATTTATAACAGCCTCTCCTCCTTCTAATTCTACCACTCTACCACCTACAGCAAACATTTCTCCACCCTGAGAATGTGATTTCCCATGCACCATACCACCATCAGCGTATGTACTATGTTGACCACCATAAGTGTAATATGACATAGCTCCACTACTACTTCTGCCACCACCACTACTACTACTTCCACCATCATCTCCACCACCACTACTAGTATCAGGAGTCTCAGCTTTACCAAAAGACGCTTTAATCTTTTTATAAGCTCCAAATATAACCCCTAAAGTAGCTGCAATAGCTAGTACATTAGCTGGAAAAGGCATAGATTTAGCAGCACTAGATATTGTAGATATAAATCCTGAAGCGGCTGTTTTTATGTTAGAAACTGTTTTAGAAGCGTTACTTGCTAAAAATGCTGGAGTGTTAGCTATTCCCAAAGCTTCTTGTAGATTCAATTTAGCTTTTGAAAGAGCTGTAAATGTATTAGCTATTGCTAAAACTTTCTCTGCTGTAGCTGCAGCTTGAGTAATTATTACACCAGCTTGTCTTAACCCAGATAACTTTTCCTCATCTCCCGCTAAATCTTGCATAGACTGTCCTAAATCCCCTAACTGACTAAGATAACCTTGTAAAGCTTCTTTAACAAGTTCTATTGACTCTACTTCATTAGCGTTTATATTATTTAATATTGCAGCTGTATCTTCTCCATATAGTGTATATAAATCTAATTTAGCCCTCAAATAATCTTCTTCTAAATAAAGCATTAATTGCTTATGTTGTGTATCACTAATTAGCTCATTAGCGAGAGCTAAATCTAATATATCTTTAGCTGATTCATGTTCTTCATCAATATCTTTGTTAGCTTTTTTGAAATTATCTTGTTCAGTTTTTATAGTTTGTTGATTGATTTTAGCTCTTATATCAGCTTCATTTTTTCCAGCATCAATAGTAGCTTGTAAAACTTTAGCATTCTGCTGTTCATCAATAGCGTTTAACTCAGCAAATAAATCTTCTTTTTTTAATATCGCCTCTTGGTTCTGCTCCTCACTCAGTAGCATTTCCACACTAAAATATTCTGTTTGATTAACAACAGCTAACTCAGCTGCGTCTTTCAATACTTTTCTCTCTCTGTCTATTGAAGTTAATAGTTGTTTATATTCCTCATCCTTTATTTGTTTATTTAACTTATCTAATTGTGCTTGTCCCTTCTTTTTTTCTTCTTTATTTTTCTCTTGACCTATATATTCCTTAAGTCCATCCCTTTGAGCTTCTAAAAGACCTAACCTATAAGCCTCCTCATCTTTTATTCCTTTTGCGCGAAACGACTTAAGATGTTTATTAACTATGGTAGTCATTTTATAAACCGCATTAGTTTCATCTTTAACACATTTTTTCTTAACAGGGTCCCAATGATATCCTGTCTTGCATTCCTCCTCCTCCTCCTCATCATCTCCATCTAATGTATATAAATCAGTAAAATTAAAATCCAAATCTCCTGAACGACCCTTAACAAACTTCTCTATAAACCGTTGAAGTTCCTTATCCATCTCATTAAATTTATCTCCAACAGCCTCTCCATACCTTCCCTTCTTTCCCTGTATAGGAGAACTTTTCTCTGAAAGAGCTTTCCACATCCATTCGTTAGCATTCTCTAGGAAAAGAGCTCTAGTATCATCATCCATATCATCCATCCCTAATGATTGGTATAAATTCTTATCTGTAGAAACTCCTCCTCCTGTTTGGTTAGCCAGCCACCATTTTAAGTATGTTTGGTCGAAACCTCCTTCTCCAAGTGTTACTTTATCACCTATCATAGAGTATTTTAAGGGAGGTCCAACTGAGTGCTCCAAACCATATTTTTCCCCCCTCTTTGTATCTCTATATCTTTCTTCCATATGCTTAGCTAAAGCGTCAATAGTCCTCTCAAGTTGAATTTGTTGTTTTACAGCTTCTCCAGAGAGTTCTTCATAAACATTTAACGCTAACTTAGCTGTCATAGCGTTCATCAAGTCTTTTGTAGCTTTAGTTATGTCCTCTATACTTGTTTTCTCTGTTATTAAATGGTCTGTATATTTTTCATGTTGTTTGTTAAGAGATTTTAAGTATCTTTTTTCTTCAT